CTTCAGGCCAAGCTCCGTGAACAGGTCGTCGTACAGTGCCGTGGCACCCATCTTGTGTCCCTGTTGGCTCGATGCGATGTTCTTCTTCGCAGTGAAGCGGTCTATCATCGAGTGTGCCGCTCCGCTGGCACCGCCATCCATGTAGCCTTTCTTGCTGTCAGTGAAGGTCGGCGTCTCGCTGTAGTTGCCGCGCCGTGTGCCTTCGCCGTCGGTGTAGTACCAGTTGCACTTCTTCAGCTTGCCTCTCAGGTTCCAGCGGAAGTATTTCTTAGAGGTCGTTCCCTGGCCGTCGAGCGGCACATTTGTTATCTTCACGTCCCACTCGTGATGCTGCCCGTATTCAAAGCGGACGGTGCACGGCATGCTGCTGTCCTTGTACTTGTGGTAGAAGTCAGGGATGGGCGCGTCAGGATCGTCCGGCTGTATCACCATGCAGTTGTAGCCGCGGGCTGCAGCGTAGTTGTAGTCGATGCTCGTGCCGTCGAGGATGTCGTTGGCCTCGCGCACCTCCGAGCGGGCATACTCGCCGCGGTTGGTCTGCGTGCCCTCGAACACGGCGTTCAGGAAGTTGTTGAACACCGCCTCGCCTTCCAGGGCGAAGTTGTACACACGCATCATGTAGAGGTAGGTGTCGGTGTTCGGCTGGCCTATCGTCAGCGGGCCGTTACCGAAGGCTGCAGTGCCGCTGAAGTCGAACGACACGTTGGGGATGCCGTTGATGTATATCGAGCAAAGGTGCCTGCCCACCGTCTCGTCCATGTAGTTCTTCTGTATCGTCACGCAGATGTGCGTGATGACGTTCTCGCACAGGCCTACGCCCTGCAGCGTCCTCTCGATGGCTCCGGTGGCCAGCACGAGCACCTTTGTCGGGTACAGGATGAAGCCCTCGTAGTCGCTGCCCACCTGAGTGAGCATCGTCAGGATGGGCTCGCTCTCGTCGCCGATGTTGGCAGCCCTCACAAGCATCTCCACGGTACGCCCGTTGTTGTCGATGGTCTCCAGAGGCTTCAGCTGCGGAACGACCACCGTGCTGCGTGCCGGCACCACGAGTGCCTGGTGTCCGTATTCGTCCTGCGTCCATCCGTCGCTGGCCCATCCGAAGCCCGTCCACTCGGCGGCATACTCCGGCGTCACGGCGTTGGCGGCGGCGTTCTTGACGACATCCTTGTCTATCTCGCTGTTCGAGCGTTGGGCGGCATTGAGGTAGAACACGGCACCTGCCGTGGCGTTGAAGGCCAGCGAGTTGTCGAACGGCATCGTCACCGTCTCCGTCACGCCTGCCTGTCCCATGTCGTAGGGAGTGATGCTCGCCTGCAGCTGTCCGATGATGGTCTCGCTGACGATTTCCACCTCCAGGGCAGGCGCGTAGTCGTAGGTTTCGCCTTCCGCCACGCTCATCGTCAGTGCCTGCAGCACGTGTGTGCCTTCAAGGGTTACGGTGGGCTGTATCATCACGCTGTCGGCGTTCACCACGGCGAAGGCAAACAGCTTGTCGCTCATGTAGTTCACGGCAGCCTCACTGACCTCGTTCACGCATACCATCGGCGCGGTGTCGTTCTCCACGAGGCAGATGATGTTGTACGTCTTGTGGGCTGTCGAGACGCCGCCTCCTTCAAGCCAGATTTCTATCTGATAGACACCCGATGCCGACGATGCTGGGAACATCGACGCGTCGATCGTGTACGAGTAGGCGGTGGTGGTGTAGTTCTGGTTGGCCGCGAAGTTCAGGGCGATGGGCTCTGCGTCGGCCACCTTTATCTTCAGCGTCTTGGCGAGGTTGCCCGCGAAGCGGATGCCGTTGAGCGTGTAGCCTGAGCCTTCCACCCACGGCGTCTGCCAGCGGTGGGCGACGGTCAGCGTGAGGTTCGTCAGGTTTGCTGTCAGCACAATCGTCTTCGTCGCACCGCTCGTCGAGCCTGTCACGCTGACGCGGATGCGGTTCGCACCGGTCACCAGCCATGAGCGCGCGTCGAAGGTGGACTCGCCGCCTTCGGCCAGTGCCTGGTTGGCTATCTTGTTCACGTAGCCCGTGCCGGTGTCCACAGCCACGCTGTAGGTGTAGTTCTCGGGATAGGCCGAACCTTCGTCGCCGACGCTCTCGTATTTCGTAGTCTCTGCCGAGATGGTGATGGGCGTGCTCACGTCTCCAGTCAGCACCGAGAAGATACTTTCCACGCTCGTCTCGACGCTGACGACATACGAGTCGCCGACGAGCTGCAGCGAGCACAGCTGCGTGCCGCCTTCCTCGTCGTAGAAGTTGATGGCTCCGTTCACGTACTCGGCGTGCCCGAACTTCGTGGGCAGGTCGCCCAGCTGCTGCCTGTTCGACTTCACGGCAGCGAGGAGGGTGTTGAACTCCTCCGCCGACAGTTTACCACTGGCGCTAACGCCGCCATTCTCTACTTTCTGGCCGATGTCGTCTATCGTCATAGCTACTTTCTCCTTTTTACGAACGTGTTATATCGAACGGTGGAATAGGGGCAGAAGTTCACGACTTTTACCCTGTAGCCCTTCGTGCCCCATTTCCACCACAAAAATTTCTTCTTGTACTCTTTCTCGACGGCAATGGCGAGGCTGTCTTGCAATACAATAGCCAAAATACCGGAATTAAATCTTAGATCCAGCCATGCGTCATGATAGGCGAGTACACTGTCCTTTCCGTCTTCGGATTTAGAGTCCGGCTCCGGTGTGAGAGGCACTTCGGCCTCGGTGACGGTACCCATGGTCTGATAACTCTCCAGCGCACTGACCTTTATGTCGAGGTCCTTCAGCAGCTGACGGTCCTCCTTGGTCAGCACGTTCTTGATCTTCTCCACCTCGACCACCTTCTGCGTCACCACCTCGACGGTGTCGCGGATGGTGTCGCGCTGCAGCGGCGTGTACTGCTGTGCCTTCGCCAGTTCTTCACGCAGCTGCTCGTTCTCCTTCTTTAGTTTGTGGTCACACTCGGCCACTGCACAGGCAGCGACGGCCCACAGGGCTACCGCCACGATGTACGGCCAGAACATTCTCCAGAGATTTTTCATACACAGTATATGATGTAGAACAATGCAACTCCCACGAAACCGGCGGCAAGGTCCTCCTCGTCGAAGAGGCCTTCCGTCTTCTTGTCAAAGCACTCCTTCCACAGGCAGAACAGGAAGCCCACGGCCACACCCACCAGCCCGATCAGCGGGCGCGGCATGCCCAGGAACAGCGAGGACAGCGTCGCGCCCGTCCACGACACGATGAGGCCGAGCACGATGTGCACCCATTTGTCGGTGTTCCACTTCCGGCACAAGGTCAGTATCTTGTCAAACAGTCTTCTCATTTCACGTGCAGTATTTGTCGGCGGTTGCCCTTGGCGTTGAAGCTGATGTGCACCCACTGGAAATCGTATTCGTCTATCAACTGGTCGAACGGGAGACGTAGTTTCTGCGCCAGCTCGAACAGCTTCTTGTTCTCCGACTTGCTCTTGCCCACGGCCTGAAGGTCGGCTGCCTGGCCAGTCAGGTGCTGGCTCCTGGCAGCTCCGCCGACGGCGCGGTTCAGCCTGGCGCACCGGTACCCGCTGCTCACGGTGATGGGCTTGCCGTAGGCCTCCCGCAAGGGGTCGAGGATGTTGGCCACGAGGGCCGTGAGGTTGGCCTTCACGGCGGCGCTGGGCGTGTTGTCGATGCCCTTGCGCGAGGCGGTGGCGCTGGATGTGAGTTCGTTGATGCTAAAGTATTTCATGCTTCTTCCTCCTCTCTATGCAGCTCGACGGATGTCTCGCCGTGCTGGAATTTCAACTCGTAGCCGAGCTCGAGCGCGCGGAACCCGTAGAGCAATGTCGGGAAGGCTATCAGCTCGCCGACGGCGGTCAGCACGCTGCCGTCTATGACTCCCGTTGGAGGCACGAAGAAGCCGCCGATGATGAGCGCAGTCGAAATGACGAAGCACAGCACGAAGGTCAACCGACACAAGCAGCACTTCTCATTCTTGCTGGCACTCTTGAAGTCTTTAATCCCGCACATGCTATCATCTCGTTTAGATCAGGGCGTTAATGACGAGTGCTAAGAGTGTGCCGACAACGGCTCCGACGATGCCGCAACCGGCATTCGCCTTGCTCTTCGCCATGTCCTGACGCGTCACAGTGAAGTGTGCGGCCACTGTCCAGGCACCTGCGCAGCACAGGGCTACTAAGAAGGCGAAGGCTGCGACGTTGACGAGGGGTACGTCCTCGGAGCCTGCGCCGCCGAAGAACACTGCCATGGCGATGGCGGCTGCCAGCACCAGTGCGAAAAACTTGCTTTTGATAATCTTTTTCATTTGCGTTACTTTTAGGTTGAACTTATGGTTGAAAAATCACTCTCCAAATACGAACTCGCCGAAGGTGTACGGGAAGCCTACGCTGCGCTCCCTCCACTGCGAAATGTCTGCATGGGCGAGGCTGTTCAGGATGATGGGCCACTCGTTGGTGTCCAGCTCCGGCATGTCGCTCTCCGGGTAGCTGATCTCCAGCTTCACGCTGCCTCCGCTCTGGGCGCGGCCGCGTATCTCTACGGTGATGCACTTTACGGCCATTGCTGCTTGTCCATTGTTATGTAATACTCGCTTGTCGCGCCTGCCAGCACGCTCGGCGCCAGCATGCACTCCGTGGTGGCCTCGTGTGCGTCGGTGAAGTTTGGCGCGGGTGCCACGTAGGCGATGTCTATCTCTTCTCCCGAGCTGGAGCCTATGCTTACCGTGGTGGCCACGGGAACGAACTCCTCGGGGTTCTCCACTTCCCAGATGAGGATGTGGCGCGTCGTCTGTCCCTGCGACGTCGGAACGTCCACGACCTGCGAGCGCAGGCGCAGCGTCTGTCCGGGAAGGATGGCGATGAAGCGGGCTCTGTAGCCGCCGCATGAGAAACGGCCCGGCTGCCACAGGGGCGAGCTCGACTGGTTGAACGTCTTCATCGCTACGCTGTCGCCGGCATCGACGTTCTCCTGGCACACCAGGCGCGGGTCGGCGCACACCAGAACGGCCCTGCTGCGCAGGTAGTTCATGTACTGTGTCTTCTCCGTGCTGGCGGCCCATCCCTCGATGGCTTTCCAGTTGTTCACGAACAGGTCGCTCTCGTTGGCCACGGTCAGGCGCGTGCCTGCCTGGTTCCACAGGGCCACCTTGTACTTGGCTGCGTCGGCATCCGATGGTCTGAGCAGGCTGAAGCGGCCCGCAGCGTCGAAGGTTATCTCGGTGTCGCCGCTCCACAGGGCGAAGCCGTCGTCGTAGAAGGGCAGGCACACGAGATGGTTGCTCGCGGATGGCGAGGCGAGGTCTGTCACGGCGGTGTTCACGGCCTTCACGATGACAGAGCGTATGGCGTCCATGCCGGTGTTCTGGCCCATGTTCACGAGCGTCACGGCGGTGTCCTGATGGGCCACCACTGCGCTGTTCTCTGTCACCACGCCGTTGAACTCTGCGTTGGTGTCGAAGCGCACCTTCTTTCCGTCGAACACGGTGCCTTCTGCTGTCATGTACATACCTGCCATGACGATGCCGTCTTCGGTCACCTCGGCCTCGATCTTGTCGTAGAACACGTCGATGCGCGCCGAGGTGCGCTGTATCAGGTCAAGGGCGGCGATGGTCTCCTGGTCAGTCACTTCCTTCCAGTAGTAGCTGGTCACGTCGTTCTCGGTCACTGCCTCCCAGCGCCAGTTCCTTCCGGCGGTACCGGAGGGAAGCGAGCGGTCGAAGTACAGGTCCTGCACGTGCTCTTCCTTCAACGCGTCTGTCGTCCATTCGCTGGCAGGCTCGTTGGCGGTGGCACTGGGCGATGTCTCGTTGGGCGTAGGAGTGCCTTCTCCGAACCAGATCTTGAACTTTCTGCCGGTGGCCTTCTCAAGCTCGTCCTCCACGTCGCTGATGCTCTCCTCTACGGTCTTGCCGTTGCTCAGGCTGACATCGCCCTGCACCTTCAGGCCTCCCGCGGGGGTGTACTCCAGGAACTTCTTGTCGGTGCGCTGCTCGTCGGGCACGCCGTAGGCGCTCTTGTCGCCGATGAACAGCGAGCCGTAGGTGTTCGAGTGCATGATGCCGTCCTGTGAGCTGTAGCCGTCCTCCTTAACGACGTAGGCGGCTATCTCCCAGTAGTTCCTGCTGTCGGAACCGAGGCCCTGGTAGTAGGTGATGGAGGGGGCATCTGCCGCCGTGGCGCTCATCATGATGGCGCTCTGGCGTCTGCTGGCGGCAGCACCGGTACCGCGGTAGCCGAACTGGATGATGTTGTCGCCCGCCTCCGGTATGCCGCTGTTGGGTGCGCAGTCTGTCTCGCTGAGCATGATGTAGTCGTCGCCGACTGCAGTCACGAGGCGCCAGTAGTATTTCGTCTTGACGTTCTGCGACGTTCTCTCGCGCAGGTTCGCAGCCTGGCAGAGCGCCTGGTCGCCCACCGCGAAGTCGTTGAGGATGCTGCGCTTGCCGTCGGTCGTCTCGAAGTAGCACTTGTAGACGTAGATGTCCTGTCCCGTGGTGACGTCGGCACCGATGGAAATCCTCTCTACCTTGATGCACACCATGGCTGCTGCCGTCAGTCCTATCTCACCGCCGACGTGCTTCAGCTCGCGCACGGTGATTTCCCTGAAGTAGGCAGCCTTCACGACCTCGAGGAAGTCGATGTAGAGCGTCACGGTACCATCCTGGTTCACGACGACGCCACCGCCGTTCTGTCCCTGCTGGAAATTGCCGAAGGTGGTATTCTGCAGATGGGTGTCTCCATCCACTTCCAGGTCGTTCTCCACGGTCAGGTTTCCCTCCATGTTCGTATCGCCTGTCACGGAGAGGGCAGCGAGCTCGGCAAAGTCGGCCAGCAGGTTCTTGAACCATGCCCAGCCGGTACCGGACATTCCTGTCACTGTCTCCTTCACCCATCCCCATGCGCCGATGGCGCCGAGGAGCAGTCCCTTTTTGAACGTGATGACGCCGGCAGCCTCATCGTCGTTCTTCTTACTCAGGAAATTCTCGGCCGCGTATTCCTGGGCTTCTTCCAGGACGGCAGCGTCCATCTCGGCGATAGTGGTCCAGTCGCTGCTGTCCGAGCGCAGGTTGCCGGCCACCTCGGCCTCTCCGGCCTGTGAGGCGTAGTCGGCTGTTGCGGCATGGTCGGCGCTGCCTCCCTGGGAACTGCCGCCGCCAGACATGCTTTGGACGATCTTCGTCACGCTGTAGCCGCGATCGTCACCCTTCGGTCTGTTGAATTTCCTGATCTTCATCTACTATATAAACATCCGCGCTGTTAATAACTCTGAACTACTTCTTCTCCACCAGCTTCACCGTGCTGCTGTTCATCTTGTAGTCGGTCTGCAGGTCCACGGCGACGAAGGTCTTTCCCGCGAACAGCTGCAGACCGTAGGCATAGCGGTCCAGCAGCGACAGGTCGGCGCGCAGGGGCAGCTTCAGCAGGATGCTGGGAGTGGAATACTGGTTCACCAGACGGTATATCATGTGCTCCTCCTGGCGAAGGCCGTGGGTTCCGTCAAGGCCGTCCTCGTCACTGCTCTCCCAGCTGGCCTCGCCGCTCTGGCAGGCCCGGTTGTACAGCTTGTCGACGTACGAGAAGGCGTTGCCGCTCAGGAAGGCAGGGGCACTGTAGTTGGGCTTCTTGTTGTCCCAGGTACAGATTTTCATGTCCACCTTGCTCATGGCGCTCACGCTGCCGTTGGCAATCTCGTTCACGTACTCGGTATCGGAGTCCTTGTCCTCGTTCTCGGGGTTCCCGATGGCGGCAAGCACCTTAAGCCCGCTGATCCATACGGAGTCCAGCGAGTTGTCCTTCACCATGTGGTGGGGGTTATAAATAGTGAGCTTCGGCTTCGCAAGCGTCAGCGGAAGTCCCGCCAGGGGGATGGCATAGCCGTCCTCGTCGAGGCCGTCCTCGTAGGTCACGGTGTTCCTGAAGTTGAAGTCCTTGTTGTAGAACTGGTCGGCGTCCAGGCCTCCGTCGCTGTCCTGCGAGTTGCCGGTGTCCAGGTGGTCTGCCTCCGAGAAGGGCAGCTTGAACTTGCTGGCGGTGGTCGTCCAGGCGCTGCCGTTCCAGTAGTAGTTGCCCAGCTTCAGCTGGCAGGGCAGCCACATGCGGTCACCGAAGTTGTTGTGGCTCTTGTCGTCCACGCGTGTGTCGCTCGGCGGGAAACCTTCGGGAACCGCCAGGCACCTCACCTTTCCCTGGATGATGATGTAGGCGTTCTCGCCGCCGAAGAAGGCGGTCACGTCGCCCGTGTCGCTGCTCTCTATCATGGGGTACTTGTCGTCGGTGGTGAGCTCCGTGCGGCCTTGGCCGCTGGTACCGTCGAACGACCGCCATCTGATGGCGATGTAGTTCGTGAAGCTCACGCTCGACGGGCTCTGCGAATATTCGCTGACCTTGTTCACGCTCACGCCTACGAGGTAGGCGCCTATGACGTTCATCAGGCGCGTATAGTTTGCTCCCTCCTGAGTGCTCTCCACGAGGTTGCTGCCGCTCTGCACGTACTGGTGCAGCGTGAAGTGGGGGTTGCCGAAGAACCGCATGAAGTTCTTGTACTTCGAGTGGTTCGACTCGGTCATCACCTTCAGCTGGCGGCCTTCCTGTGTGGCACCCATGTTCACGATGGTCCAGTTACTGCCCTCGAGGCTGCCGCTCTGGTCGGTCTCGGTGACGTTGTGCAGCAGGCCGGTGTCGAACACGCTGGGCGTAAGCTCGTCGAAGTCATACAGCGATGCCTTCACCGACACCTTGTTGTACACCTGGTCGAGCGAGATGGAGCTGCCGTTGCCGCTGTAGTCGTCGTGCACGATCGTGCGGAGGCCTCCCTTCGTCACGAGCGTGTAGGTCTCGTCCGCCAGCGTGTAGCGGTAGTATTGGTGGTTTCCTGCCCGCAGGGCATCGAAGTCCACGAAGTACACCTCATCGCCCACGGCGACGGCGGTCACGCCGAGATAGGTGCAGACGGCCTCCAGCACCTCCTTGTAGGTCCAAGCCACGTCGGCATCTGTCTCGCTGGCATCATCCTTCTCGTCAAAGAAGTTCTGCTCTGATATATAGAGCTTCGACAGCAACTCCGTCGTTCCGCTGCTCTGCTGCTGGGTGTTCGCGCTGACGTAGAACGCGGTGTAGGCACCGGCCCTGGCTACGCACTTCTGCAGGATGCCGAGGAAGCTCGCCACGGAGCTCGCACCGCGCTGGTAGGGGTAGTAGCGCAAGGTCGAAAGGGCATCCACCAGCTCCACGCCGATGGTGTTCCGCTCATAGGCGAAGCCCATGTCGTACAGGTTCGGGGTGGCGTAGCCAGTCCAGACGACGCTGCCGCCGCTCGTCAACACGGCCTCGACGCTCTGGGCACCGGGGGCGTACAGGTTCATCATGTAGTCGCTCGTTCGCAGCTGGGCAGTGGCCTTGCTGTAGATGGCAGCCTTGTACAGGCCGCCGGAGTGGTGGGCCACGAAGGGCGCGCCACCCATCGTAACCTGCAGGGGCGTGCTGCTTCTGTCGCCGTTGATGTTCAGCGTCAGCTCGAAGTGCGCGCCCGTCTTCATCTGGTTAAACTCGCCTCTGTATCTCATAGTCTTCTGCTCTGTAAATAGAAAAAAGCCCCGCCCCATCAAGGGCAGGGCCTCCGCAACATGAAAAAAGCACTCCGGTTATTAAGAGGCTGCGACGTGTGTGATGTCGCCAGTGATGGTCAGGTCGCACGTGAAGGTGGCGATTTCGCCGTTCGGGTCGTTCTGCTCCAGGCCGGTGATGTAGGCATAGCCGCTCAGGTGCTCTGCGTTGGCCAGGGGCGTGAAGCCCGCGGTGGGAACCTCACCGTCGCCGTCAGTGGCGGGCGACATCTTCCACTCCACCTTCGTCTTCGCCTTCATGGCGTCGAACAGGTCGTAGTAGCTCTTGCCCTCGGCGGTCGAGCAGAACATGTTCTCCGTGTGGAGCGTTCCGTTCATCGTCGTGGGCTCGATGTCGGTCATCGCGGCAGCGGTGTCCTTGTTGGTAATCTCGCTGGTGTTCATCGTGAGGCTCAGGGAGCACGTGGTGGCTCCGGCGATGCTCTTACCACCGATGAAGAGCATCAGGTTCTTGCCTTTCTGATATACGTTTGCCATTGTCTATCGAAGTTTCAAATTGAATGTTAATCCTTGTACAAACACATTGTTCACATAGTCTTCCGTGCGGGTGTCGAAGCGGCTCTCCAGCACAGACAGCGTCCCGTCGCCTACCGCTATCTCGCGGTCGTCGAACTGGAGGGCCTCCAGTATGGCCATCGCGATGTCCACGCCTTCCTTGTACTCGTCAGTGCAGACGACGATGCCTTCCGTCACCAGCTGCTGGTAGAAGAACGAGTCCTTGTCCCTGGCAGCGCTCATCGACATGCACGAGTACACCACGTACGGGAACTGGGTTCCCTCAGGAGCCACGAGGGGGAAGATCCTCTGGCCTACCTTCGCGGTGACGGCTGCCGTCGATGCGAGGACCGAGTAGATGGCCTCGCCGATGTTCAGGTTCTGTACTCTCATCTCAATGTCTGCAATCTCTGGTTAACGGCACGCTCGATGTCGTGGCGCAGTATCGAGAAGATGCTGCCTTCTATCATCTGGCGCGTGGTGTCTAAGTAGTGTAGGGCGGGGATGCTGCCACGCTTCACGCCGGGCTTATACTGCCGGGCAGGGACGTGGCGTCCGATACTGTCTGTGTAGGGAGCTGTCTTGTAGGCTTTCTTCGTCTGGCGCACGCCGGTCTTGTACGTGCCGTCGTTGAAGATGTAGAGCCACTCGCGGGGAATGAGGTAGGTCGTAAAGCCGAGGGTCTTCGAGCTCGTCGTCACTGTCCAGGGCTTCGACTTCACGCCGCGGCGCGCATGCTCAGCCAGGCGGTAGGCTCTGTCGTTCTCGGCGATGTGGCTGCGCAGCACGGTCTCCACGAGGCCTTCTGCGTGCTTCATCGCCGGACGGACGTCCTGCTCCATCGAGATGTGGCCTATCTCACGCAGGGTAGGGGAGACGGCATTCTCAACCTTGACGGTGAACAGCTCACTCATTGACTTGCTCGGTTACGATCTGTAGTTCATTTCTCCTCACGTTGCCCACAATGGAAGTAATCCTGTAGATCCTGTCTTCCCAGCGGAGCTGGTGGCGCTCAGTGATGAGGCCCCTCATCCAGTAGTAGCAGAAGAAGGTCACGGCGTAGCTCTGCACGACTTCGTGCTGCTCGTCGCTCTTCACGCCACTCTGGGCAAGCACCTTCATCCGGAGTGTCTGCTGCTCCTCGTACGTCACCTTCTGGGCGCCATACGCGTCGCGGCTCTCCACCGGACGGAGGACGGTCACTGTCTCCCTGAGCTCTCCACTGCTCATATACTCCAACGTTTATATTGGTACAACAGTCTCTCGAAGGCCTTGGTCTCTTGCGTTCCGCTGTAGACTTCGCTCTCTCGCGAGTTATAGAGCGTCGCTATCAGCATGAGCATGGCCTGCTTCACCTGGGGCTTCGCAAGCATCGTCGCCGCAGCCTCCGCGTCGTCCTCGAGGTCGAGGAACGTCGTGGCGTAGCTCTCGGCAGCGTCACGCTCCTGCTCCAGCAGCCCGTCATCCCCAGTATAGTCGCTGGGGATGTTCAGGTGCTGCTTGATGGCTGATATGTTCAGTACGCTCATGCCTCGTCAAGTTTAAGCGGTGGGAGCCTTCAGGATGATCTTCGACATAGGAACGATGTCGTTGCCGGACTTGTTGTAGCCGCGACGAACGAAGTAGTCCCAGTACGAGTTCACGACCAGACGGACGGTGCCGTTCAGAGCCTGGGTGTACGGGTCGACGAGGACCTCGATGCCACCCCACTGGCCGACGGTCAGTTCGCTGAAGTCGCCGAGGATGAGGCCGCGGTCGGCCACGTTGTTCGAGAAGTAGCACTTGCGGCCGTCGATCATGCCATCCTCCAACAGGTAGACGGGCTGACCGGCGATCTTAGGTGTCTGCTTCAGGGTGCCGTGGGCGTCGTACGAAGCGACCCAGGAGAGGCTCTTGAAGTTGTTCTTCAGGAGGGCGGTCTCGGCATCCACGAGGGCACCGTAGGTGATGTCAGCCGTGCGTGCGGTCACGCCGTTCAGGAGGCCTGCAGGCTTCGTGGCGCTACCGGCAGCGCTGCCGAACATGGTGCTCTCGAGGCACTGGCGGACTGCAGTCACGAGGCTCTGCTGCAGGTAGGCCTCGATCGAGTCGTTAGCCTGGATGAGCAGCTGCTTCGAGATGTCGATGTAGGCGGTGATGCGCTTCGGGGCGAGTGTCTTCTGCTTGAAGGTGCCTTCGCCGTTGGCGGCAGGGGCAACCTCACCAGCCCAGCCGGCGGTCGTGCCAGTGTAGAAAGGAACGACGATGTCGCCCTTCAGACCGGTCAGGATGGTAGCACCAGCCTGAGCGGCAATCAGCTCGTTCTCCAGAGGAGTCACGAGGTCAAGGAAGTCGGGGGCTATGTCCTCCTTACCGAGGGTGGCGGTGCCGGCCTGCAGGGTGGCGCGCTTTTCCATCGGGATGAAGAAGCCCTTGCCGGTACGTGTCATGCCTTCGGCACCACGCTTGTCAACGGCTGCCTCGGGCTCTTCGAGCTCACGGCCTTCGCAGATGGCGCGGATGGCCTCAACCATGCGGAAACCGCGGGTAGCCTTCTTCTGGGGCTTCTGCTCGGCCAGCCAGTTCTCGAGGGCCTCGATCTTGTCGGTCCAGGAGCGTACTTCAGCCTTCAGGCCTTCGTACTCCTTGTTCTCGTCTTCTGTGAGGCTGCGCTGCTCCTTCTGTGCCTTGTTAAGCAGGGCCTCCATTTTGCGCTGCGCTGTGGCGCGCTTTTCTTTCATTTCGAGTGTAGTCATTCGTCTTGAAATTTTGAGGGTTAATAAATGCTTTGTCTTAACTTATCGTAGTACCAAGCGCCAGGAGCAGCGTCCTTGTGCTGGTCGAGAAGTTCTTTGGCCTTCAGCTCATCGAGGCCCTTGGTCTCAACGCTGGTGGCGTCGTAGGCGGGAGTCACCACGAGGCTCACGTCGTACAGGCGGCTGATCTTCACGATCGTGCGCTTGTAGTTGCCTTCCTTGTCACTCTCCCAGTTGTCCTTTTCCACGGAGAAGGCGAAGCTCATGCCACGGATGTCGCCGCGGCGAACACTCTCGAGCATGTCGTTGCCCAGCTGCGTGTTCGGAGCCTCGAACTCGCAACGAAGGCCCTTGTGGTCCACCTCGAGCGTCAAAGTGCCCTCGCCGTTCACACTTCTGGCAAGAACGCCGGGTGCCTCTGAGTGGTTGTACAGGGCCACCACGTCGCTTCTCTCTATCACGCCGTCGAAGCAGTGCTTGTCCAGGCGTTCGACGAAGCCCATGTCCTTGGAGTCACTGTCGAAGACGGCTGCGTAGCCGCTGATGGTGCGGCTCTCCTTGCCTTCCTCGGCCTTCCTCACTTCGACTTGGCCTTGCAGAAATCGTACTTCTTTTTTCATAATTTCCAATAATTCGCTTTCCTACCCTTATAGCACCTACGATGTTATTAACATTGCATAAAAAATTTGGTTATTTAGACATAGTCTAAATAAAATTTCGTATATTTGCACCGGAAACAATAATTCGCAAACCTATGTCACGTCAGAAGAAAACCTATCAGACCTGCCTCGATCCTCACGACAGCATGATCATCGACGAAATCGCACAGCGAACAGGGTGTTCAACCTCCGCGGTGCTGCGCCACGCAGCGCGCTCTCTCGTCAGCCAGTATGACCAAGCACGCCGATGAGGTCTTCAAACTCGTCATGTCTCTCTACCGGGAACTCGCACCGCTGCGGGAAACCGATGCCGACACCTTCCAGGACACGGTGCTCTGGATGGCCGAACACACGCGCACGATGCCGAAGGACTTCCTGCGGGCGTTCCGCATGCGCTTCAGGTTCCTGCGCATCGAGAACCGGGTCCGCAACATATCACTCACGCACGACGTGCAGGACCTCTCCGAGCCGTACAGGGAGGTGACGTCCGACGTCAGCGACAAAGAACTAATCGACAGCATACGAAATGCCATATCTGAAGAAAGCCAGGAGGCCGAGCCGTGAGTCCGACGACCAGAAACGACGCGAACGGCAGAAAATCTACTCGTCGAAGAAGTGGAAGCTCATGCGGCTGGCGTACATCGACCAGCACCCGCTCTGCGAAATCTGTCTGCAGAAGGGCAGGGTGAACGCTGCCGTCGACGTGCACCACCGCGTCAGCTTCACCGACTTCGATGGCCTGAAGCGGCTGGAGATGGCATACAATCCCGCTAACCTCATGGCACTCTGCAAGGAATGCCATACAAATATACACCTGCATGAAAAAAGAAAACGCTAAGCAACAGTTCACGACGCAGATCATGACGCTGGCAACCTGTCGAGAAGAGGTGCTGGCCTATATCGCCGAGGTGAAGGCGCACCTCGAGGACACGCGCTCCATGTGCGCCCTCGACCCCATGCCCATCAGCATACTGGGAGTGCAGCTCAACACGTTCTGCGAGTGCGCCACGGCCATCAACGCAGAGGGGCTCCTGGTAAAGGGCGAGAAGGGAGGACTGATAGCGAACCCGAAAATAGCCATCATGAACCAGGCAGAAACGATGGCACTGAAAATCATGAAGGAGTACGGACTACTGCCGAAGTCCCGCAAGGAACTGGGCAAGGGCGCCGAACCGAAGAAGAAGTCGCCACTGTCGGCATTCATAGAGAAGTGATGGGCAGGAGCAAGAAGGTATATGTCCGATATGCCCAGGATGTCGTCGAAGGCCGCGTCGTCGCTGGGGAATACATCCAGAAGGCGTGCAAGCGCTTCCTGGACGACATGAAGCGTCATGACATACAACTTCGCTATAAGACGGTGGACCGCTGCATCGACTTCATCTCGCTCCTCAAACACACCACCGGCAAATTCTCGGGCAAACCGTTCATCCTCCAGCCGTGGCAACAGTGGATTGTGGCGAACATCGTCGGGTGGTACGTCCGTGACACGGGCTGCCGGCGCTTCACCCAGTCCTACATCGAGATGAGCCGCAAGCAGGGCAAGACAGCGCTGGTGGCGGCCATAGCGCTCTACATGCTCAGCGCCGACTATGAGGACGGTGCCGAGGTGGACCTCGCCGCGAACTCAAAAGACCAGGCAAAAATCGCCTTCCGAATGGCAAAGAACTTTGCGAAGGCGCTCGATCCGGAGAAGAAGGACCTCATAGCCTACCGCGACCAGATACAGTTCGTACTCAATGACTCGGTGATGAACGTCTTCGCAGCCGACGACTCGACGCTCGATGGCTACAACGCTTCCTTCGGCATCATCGACGAGTACCATTCCGCGCCTGACTCGTCGGTGCGCGACGTCATCAAGTCATCCATGGGTATGCGCGAGAACCCTCACCTCTGCACCATCACGACGGCAGGCTTCGACAAGACGCTTCCCTGCTACGAGCTCCGGAACTATGGCGTGGAGGTAGTCAGCGGCATCAAGCGCGACGAGGAGTTCTTCGTGGCCATCTACGAGATGGATGCCGACGACGACTGGCGCGACGAGCGGAACTGGCCGAAATGCGCGCCGAACCTCGACGTGACGGTGTCACGGGCGTGGCTGCGCTCGGAAGTGAACACGGCCGTCAACAACCCGCGCGAGGAGACAAACGTGAAGACGAAGAACCTGAACATCTGGTGCGACGTCGCCGAGGTGTGGATCCCTGAGCAGAAGCTGGTGAGCATATCGCGACCTATCGACTGGACAATGTTCAATCCTGACGAGGACCTGTGCTACGTCGGCGTTGACCTCTCGGCCGTGAGCGACCTCACGGCGGTGTCCTATCTCATACGACACGACGAACGGTATTATCTCTACATCGACTACTACTGCCCGGAGGAGGCACTGGAGACGAAGACGGACAAGGAGAAGTACCGGTTGTGGAAGCAGACGCGAGAGCTGCACGTCACGCCGGGCAACGTCACCGACTACGACTACATCACGCAGGACATCATCCGCCATAACCGCTACGTCACCATCGTGTCGATAGGCTACGACAAGTGGAACGCCACACAGTGGGCCATCGACTGCACCTCGCTGGGCATGCCGCTCGAGGAATACGGGCAGACGCTCGGAAACTTCAACAGGCCCACGCGCGAACTGGAGCGCCTCATCCTCATGGCGTCGCACCAGGCAAAGGAAGGAAAAGAACCGGTGCTCACCATCGACGCGAACGCCATCACGCTGTTCTGCTTCCGAAACGTCGAGCTCAAAAGCGACTGGAACGGAAACGTGAAACCTAACAAGTCCATCGACAAAAAGAAGATCGACGGAGTCATCGCCTGCATCGAGGCGCTCGGAGTGCTGCTCATGAACCCGCACTATGCCGGTGAGCTCCTCACGTCACTGTCCGAATAGCCTTCTTTCATTTTGCTTCTATATACCAGAAAAGCAGCTGCCCGTCGCGGGTGGCTGCTTTTCCTCTCAGTCCAAAAAAATGTAAACTAACTGAAATTCAATCAACTTAAAAATCTACTATTCTAATACCTAATCAATCAATCTTTCCATATACCGCGCCGACGTTTCCAAGCACGCCGACAAGGTCTGTGCCTACGACGCGAAGCCGCACCTCGGGCTGTGCGCCCATCGTGCCTCCGCCGTTGCGCAGCAGCCTCCACAGACGCGCCTGGTCGTTGCGCGTCAGCACGGCTTCACCGGGAGTGAGCATGGCGGGAACGGTGTCGTAGGCACCGGCACCGCGAACGATACCGCCGGTGTTGAAGCCTTGGATGGTGGCGATGGTGGTGGCTACGGCAGCGAGTCCTGCGCCGACGAAGGCAAGCCAGCCGAACGGGCCGAGGCTGCCGGCCTGTGCACTGGCCTGGGCGAAGCCGAGGATGATCTGACCGATGGAGGCCAGCACGGCACCGGCCTTGGCGACGGGACCGTTCTGTCCGAGACGCTTCAGGGCGTTGCCCATCACGACGAGTCCGGCGGCCGCGTCGGTGGCGCTGATGCCTCCGTCCTCGAACATCTGTGCGAGCATGGAGAAGTCATCCACCATGTTGCCGACGCTGCCGCTCAGCATCTCCTTGAAGTTCTCCATGGCCTGCTGCTGCGCCAGCAGACGGGCCATCTGGTTGGCATTGAACTCGTCGAGTATCTCGTTCAGGGGACCGAGCATCGACTGCAGGTCGGCGGGCTCTGGAAGGCCGAGGCCGGCGAGGTCGGAGACGGTGGCACCACCGGGGGCGGTAATCTCACTGATCTCCCAGATGCTCTTGCGGAACTGCTCCACCTGCTTCAGCTGCTGCGAGAGGTCGAGCTTCTTGGCAAGGTCGGTCTCGGCGTTCATCTTGGAGTTGAGGCTGCTGATGAGGCTGTCCACCTGCTCCATGGTGTGCAGCGTCTCAGTGAGGCTGGTGGACTTGCCGCCACCTCCCTTGCTGCTGCTCTTGCCGCTGCTCTTGCTGTCGCCGGTACCAGTCACCTCATTCATCCTCGGGGCGGTCTTCAGCAGCGTCTTGTACAGCTGCACGCCCTCGAGGGCATTGTTCCAGGCGTCCTTCAGGGTGTTCACCTGGGCGGTGTAGTCCTTGAAGCTGATCTCTCCGGTCACCTGCTTGGCGTAGAGCTCGCCCATCTTGGCGGCGAGTGCCTGTGCCTTCGCCTCCTCGGCAAGCATCTTGCAGTAGGAGTCGCTCTGGCTGATGAGGGTGTTCTTCCAGTCGCTCAGGGTCTTGTAGTGGCCCATCGTATCGCCGTATTTCTGGTTCAGCTCGTCGACGAGCTTCTTCTCTTCCTTCTCCGTACCGTTGAAGTGCACAATCTGGCGGCTGTATTTCTCCAGCTCCAAAGAGGAGCTCATGTAGGTCTTCGCGGCCTCGCCGTTGGCGTCGCTGATGGCATGGGTGGTCTCCCTGAGCAGCTCCAGCTCATGGGCGGTCTCCTTGGCATCGCTGATGAGCTCACTCAGCACGCCGACGAAGATGGTGGCAACACCGGCAGCGGCAACGAAGGGAAGGGCGTTGATGGCTGCCGTCAGCACCGTAGTGGCTACGGTGGCGCCTCCCTCGGCGGCGGCAAGGCCGGTGGTGGCAGCTGCTGCCGTTCCCTCGGCTGTCGCCTGCGCACCGGCTCCGGCTGTGATGAGGCCCTTCACCGTCGCATAGGCCTTGCCCAAAAGCGTCGACTTCGAGGTGAGGCTGTTGCCGATGGCCTGCACGGAGTTCAGGATCTGCTGCGCAGCCATCATCTTCTGGATGGCCTTCGTAGCGTCCTCGCTCTCCAAGCCGAACAGCGACATGGCTGCCTGGCCTGCCTGGAACACGCTCATACCGTCAGCAAGTGCACCGAAGGCAAGCGTCATGTTCCGCGTGTCATTGGCCTGGGCGTTGATTTCCTCGGTCACGTCGGACATGGCGTCCTTCAGCTCACCGGCGCGCTTCGCCAGCTTCTGGTATTCCTCGCTGGCAGGGCTCACACCGCTGGCAAGCATGCTCGTCATTGCGTTCGTAATCTGACGCAACTCCTTCTTCACGCTCGCGCCGCTGGTCTTCACGCTGTTCATGATTTCGCTGAACGACTTCTCCGCGTTCTTCGCGCTCTGATCCATCGACTGGTCGAAGGATGTCATGTCAGCGCCTACCTTGATGTTGGTGTTTGCCATTGCTATCTGTCTTTTTCTCGTTTACGTTTCTCCATCCTGCGCTCCTCCTCGGCCATCTTGGCCAGCAGCTTGTCACGCTGCTCGCGCGTCACCACCTGCTCGCTCTTGTCGGTGTCCCAGGGGAACTGCATCTTCGGCGAACCCTTGAACCATGCCCTGTGCAGGTAGCCGCATATCATGCGCGTCTGCTCCCAGCTCTCGCGGTTCTTCAGGTAGGCCTTGTCCAAAAGGGGCTGCATCTCGTACAGCTGCATCTCGTCGAGCACATAACTCGGACTGAGGCCAAGCTCGACTACCAGAATCTGGTAGACCTCAGTCCAAGTCAGTTTTTTCCACTGCCGTCGCCCTTCTTGGGCTCCTTCTTCAGGAGCGACTCCTCGGCCTTCAAGGCCTTAATGGAGAACTCCTGGAACTCCTGCATCAGGGCAGGGTTCTTGTCGATGATGTCCAGGAACTCGTCGAACTTCATCTCCACGTCCTTCGTGCCGGCAAGGATGCAGGCGTAGAAGTACACATACTGTCCGGTCAGCGTGCTGAGTGTCCACATGCTGCCGCTGATGGCTTCGGCCATCATACGGGCGCGTACACAATGCCTCATCGTGTACTCCTTGCCCAAAATCGTAATCTTTCCTTCCATGTTGTGTCTTATCTGTTATTTCTGCGTTTCGTCGTCCTCTTCCTGGTTGTTGCTGCCGTTCTTGGAGGGGTTGGGCTGCTGCTGGGCCTGCGTGGCGGTCATCGGCTTGTCGATGGGCACGAGGTTGCTCTGGATGAACGGCTGGTCGCCCTTCTTCACAGGCTCGCAGTTGAGCTGCTTGCGGATGTCGTTCGTTGTCAGAACGCCGAGGTTGAACATCTTAGTGTAGTATTCGGCCTGGGCATTCTTGTCTGTCCTGAGCATCATGCTGGTGTCGAAGCTCACATCGTACTTGAACTTCTCACTGGGCAGGAACAGCTTGCGCTCGAACTCCAGCTCTATCTTCTCAAGCATGGGCTGCAGCGTGTCGGTGAGGAATGCCAGCTGGCTTGCCTCGATGCTGCTGTAGCTCTGGGTGCTCATGTCGTAGGCCTTCAAAGGACTCACGCCGAAGAACCGGCAGATGTCCATCACGCTGTACTGGCGCGTCTCCAGCAGCTGGGCGTCGGCAGGGTTCACGCCGATGGCCTTGTAGTCCATGTCGGCTTCCAGCAGGGCGACGCTGTTCGTGCCGCCTTGCATCTTCGAGCGCCACTGAGTCATGAAGTCGTCCTTCTGCTTCTGGGTCAACACGTGGTTGACGGTGACTACGCCGCTGAGGCTGGCACCTGACTCGAAGAAGTCGCGGGCGTGCTGCTCGCTGTCGTAGGCGAGGCTGAGGGTGTCGGCGGCATGGCGGATGGTCGACAGGCCATGCTCGCCGTCATGGGAGAAGTTCGCGACGTGTATCATGTCACAGGGCTCGATCCAGCCGTAGCGCGCGTGGGCATAGGCCATGATGTGTCCCCACTCGTCGTCGACGATCGTCACGGTGTCCGGATGGAGGAACTCCAGCTCGATGGCGCTGCCGTCGCGGTCGCGGATGATGTGCACGTAGGCGTTTCCCTTCAGCTGCATCGACACGACCATCGACTTGATCATCTGGAACCTCGACATGTACTTCGACGGTTCCTTGTTCACCAGCCAGTAGGCAGTGTGCGAAGTGGCCAGCTTCTTGTAGCCGCGACTGTCCACCTTCAGTATTTGTATGGGCAGCTGTGCGACGGCATCGCTCACGCACTGGACGCAGCGGTACACCGTCGACAGCCTCATCGACATGGCTTCACTGTAGCGCGAGCCGATGCTGCTCAGCAGCACACTCGTGCTGTCGCGCTTCTCTTTCTTCCTCCTGAATATGCGGTCAAATACTCCCATTTCTCGTCATTTTACAATTTCTACTATATAAACACCCGCGCTGTTAATAACGGAGCCAAAAGATAGCGCATTTATGCAAATCGTACAAATAAAAAAGGCAGCGGCCCTCGCGGGCAACTGCCTCCTAAAGCGATTATGAGTTAAAAGCGTGGAACTGCTATCCGTCGCGAACCACAGTCCAGAAATAGTCAATAATCAATAAAATCTAAAAAACAGTCAAGAATATTTCAATACCTCGCGTGTCTTTGCTCGTAAGACCTGCGGTATCGTATGATAATCCGCACATCGGCGCGTACGGACTCGGGGCATGAGGCCCCGCTGCAGCCGCACCACTCGCCAGATGGCGTGTACACATCGTACTTCGGAAAGACTTCCGTGCAGTTCTTCACCACCACGTACCCGTCGTCAGTGGACGCCACTCTCTGGTGGAACAGATCTATCTCCGGTATCATAGCCTTCATCGTTCAATTCAATCTCCCGCGTAGTCGTCTACGTCGTTCAGGCATTCCATGTCCATATCAGCCGCCATGTTGTGAGCCTCGACCTGGCCGCGCACGACCGACAGGCACTCGTTATAGCCTGCTGCCCATCCCGAAGCGAAGAAATCAGCCAGCCTGTACTGGGACTTGTCCAGCATCTGCAGATTGTCCTCCACGAACTTGGAAGTGCCCTCCTCGCTGCACTCGGGACTGTGTTCGAGCAGCGTCTTGCCGATGCGGAGGCGAAATTTGCGGTAGAAATCCTTCCAGTCGTTGGCCAGCATCTGCCCCAGCTGCTCCGCATCAGGCAAAATTATCGTAAACACTACGGCTCTCTTCCCGTCGTTTCCTCCTTTTCCTCCGGTATTCCCGAAGTTGGTACCATCGTTTCTCCCGGCGTCCCCGCCGGTGCTTTTTCCATTTGTCTTCATATAATTCACGCTTTTGTTGTTATTATCTTCAATTTTTAGCCGAAATCGGCAATTATCAGCCGGAAATCGGCCATTTTCAGCCGAAAATTTGCAATTCTGGACCGAAATTTTGCAATTTTACCCCTAAAAAATCCTCCGTCCGTGGAAAGAAGAGTTTGGTGCGGTTGTACGTCGCCTCGGCCCAAAATCGGAGGCCTATGGGGCAGGCTCGGCCCTGGCCCCTTGTGGGTGTCTGGCGGTGAGATATTTCAGCCCGTCGAGCAATCCCTGTTGCACGCCCTGCTTGTTCCTCAGTGCCATTGCTGCCCGTTCGTCCACTGTGCCTGCACAGATGAGGTTGTACACTATGACCGGATGCTGCTGTCCCTGTCGATGGAGGCGGGCGCATGCCTGTTGGTATAGTTCCAAGTTCCATTCTGCACCGAACCAGACGATGTAATGACCGCCTTGCTGCATGTTCAGGCCGAAGGCAGTCGAGGCAGGGTGGGCGAGCAGCACGTCGATGTCTCCCTTGTTCCAGGATCGGAGAGTGTCGTCGTCCTCATAGGCTACTACCTTGTACCCTTTGAGCGCTGCCTCTATTCGTGGAATGTCGTGCCTGTACTGATAGAACACCAGCACTGGAGAGGCGGCTGCCTCTACGAGCTCACGCAGTCTGCACAGCTTCTCGTCATGTATCTCGTGCACGTTGTGCTCTGTGTCATATATAGCACCGTTGCTGTACTGGGAGAGCTTGTTCATGAGGGCTGCTGCCGAGGTTGCCAGTACGTTGGCCTTCTCCTCAGAGTGCTCCTCCATGAACTCCATCACGCGGTCGCGCTCGAATTTCTCGTAGCCCTGCATGGTGGAAGGTGACAGCAGCACCTTCTCATCCACGACAAGGAGATCCGGCAGGGCGAGGTAGTCCTTCGCCTGCATGGAGAGGCAGATGTCCGCAATTTTTTTACGGATGGTCTCCTCGGCTCCCTTCTTGATGGTGCAGCGCACCACGATGCCGTTGTACCGGAACTGCTCGAAGTAGGTGTCCCGGTAACGGGTAACAGACTTTCCGAGACGTGCGCCCATGTCCAGGCAGTAGATCTGCGCCCAGAGGTCGACGAGGCCGTTCGGTGCTGGAGTACCGGTCAGACCGACTACGCGCCTGAAGGAAGGAGTCACTATGCGCATGGCCTTGAAGCGCTTGGACTTCGGAGTCTTGAACGACGTGAGCTCGTCGATCACCAGCATGTCGTACGGCAGCACTCCGTCGTAGAGGCCTGCCAGCCAGACGAAGGAGTCGCGGCCTATCACGTACACGTCGGCATCGGTGTTGAGCTGTGCGATGCGCTGCTTCTCTGTGCCCATCACCCTCTGGACTGCCAGCGAGAGGTGGTCCCACTTCTCAGCCTCATCCGTCCATGTTGACTCCGCCACTTTCTTCGGCGCCACCACGAGGACCTTCGACACCTCGGCATCGTCGATGAGGCGCTGGATGGCTGTCAGCGTCACCACCGACTTGCCGAGACCCATGTCCAGGAACAGGGCACACCGGTCATGGCTGAGGATCCACTGCAGGGCAGTCTCCTGATATGCGTGCGGCTTGTATCTCATACTTTATGTGCTTGATTACATCGTCAACTTCTTCCCGGCTGCTCACCGTGTACACCTCATGGCCGAGTTCCCTCAGCTCTCCGAAGCGGAACACCTGGATGGGCGACGGATGCTTTCCGCGGCTCTTCACTTCCACCCAGACTACTCTCCCTCCCGGCATCACGACCAGCCTGTCGGGGTAGCCCACCATGTTCGGGTTGGTGTACTTCAGGCACAGGCAGCCTGCTATCGTCACTCTCTTGATGAGGTACGCCTCGATGGCCTTCTCGCTCACCTCGGCATGCTCTACTACGTTCTTGATGTCTCTTCTCATAGTCTTGTTTCCTACGCGCGCGCGCGAAACGTATAGGGGCATTTGCGAATATGTGCGTTTTTTCGTGCGTAACGTGCGTATTTTCGTGCATTTTATGCGTTTTTTGATGTTTTTATAATTAGGTATAAAGTTTTTCTATTTTTTAGGAAACATTGGAAACAAACTTCGGAAAGCCCTTTGTATAAAGGCGTTTCCGTGTTTCCAAGTCCCCTCGTTTCGTTGGAAACACGTTGGAAACAGGAAACACGCTTCTTGTTTCCAGCTAAATGTCGGAAACAGGGCTGGAAACAGATTTTTTCTGCCATGTTCCGATGATGCCGTAGATGTCTCCCATGCCATAGCGCTGCTTCCCGATGAACTCATAGTCATCCCTCCGGTCCATCGCGCTGCGGAATTTCGACGCGCGGTAGATGTACTCGCTATCATCCCGCGAGCGTCCCAGGTACTCCTGGACGTACTCGGCTGCAGACACCCTCGTTCGCTCCACGATGCCCTTCGTCCTGATCTCCTCTCCGTCCTTGTAGTAGCGCCTGCGCTGGTCCAGCGTGTAGGCTGCCCAGTCCACCGGCAGCTTCGTCGAGAGGAACACTTCCACCATGTCGTTTATGGGGTCGAGTTCGGCGAGGGAGAAGGTCCGGCTTCGTTCCGACATCGCCTTCTCCATCCTCCTCGTCAGCTTCAGCGGACATCCCTCCCTGTACACATGGACAGCCTCGGCCCATATCTGGTCGCGGTCGGCTATCAGTGCATCGCGCACGTCCTCGACGCGCCGGTATGCTGCGTCCACCTTGATGGGCCAGAAACGGCGCTCGCCCGTGTCGTCCTTCAGGAACAGGGCCTCGTTCGTAGTGCCTCCGAACACGCACTGACGCGGTATCTCCTCAGGCTCCTCCTTGTAGGCTCCGCGGTATTTGTCCACGCAGTTCGTGATGAAGGACTTCACCTGCGAAGCCTCGCGGCGCTTCATGCCGTCAAGTTCCTGTATCTCG